AGAGCAATTGATGACGCTGGCATAACAACATCGTTACCTGATAAGTCTGTTGATAGACCATGTGGGTAATAAACACCCGCATAAGCATCTGCAACTGTATTATCGTCTGCCCATGCTTTGATTGCTGTGGTTGTACCTTCTAGTCTTAGTGGTGTATCACCAACGACAAATGCGATTTCTTTTTTGTCTTTGTTTAGTCCTAGCATTTCATCCATCATTTCAGGATAACCTGGAGCTGCGATTAGATTGAAGAATACTGCTTCAGCACGAATTCCTTCGTTAGATGCTAGTGCACCCTGCATTGCTTCTACAACCATATGACGTTGTGCGTTTGGACCGAACTTACCGGCACCGTCCAACTCTGTACCTGATACCCATTCCCAAGCACCATCTGTATAACGTTTTACGTTATATGTTGAATAGTCCATATTTACCATTAAGATATTTTCTGGGTGTAGTTCTGCGTTTGGTGTATTTTCGTGTTCTGTGCGTGATAGTGCGTTACCGAATTCATCATATGGAGCTGTATTTGAATAGTTACCAAATACTACACCGTTTGTTGATGATTGGTCTGCGTTATCTAGTTTGATCCACTCAGCACCGTTCCAACGATGAATTGTTGGGTATGGCATCGCATCTGAGTCTACCCAGATATCACCAACTACTAATGATGATGTGCCATTTTTACGATATGTTGGTTTTGCTGAACGTAGTTGTAGTTCATTAGCATATAGACCATCTGTGTCTTCTGACCATGCGTATGATACCCATTTTTGTTCAACGCCATCATATTCACAGCGCATGATTTCCATTGCTAAATCAGCATTATACCATAGTGTGCCTTCTGCTACTTCACCTTTTGGTTCTGATGAGCCCGCCTCATATGATAGTTCTTCCCACGCTGATACATATTGACTATTAGATGATGTAAATCCTAAGTCTGCCGCACCAGATGTGAAATTAACACTGATTGATTTGCCGTCTGTTCGTGTAAATCTGATTTTGTTTGTACCAACTTTTTCAACTTTCACGTTAGCTGCGTTCAATGCTGCGTTTGACTGCATTGAAACGATTACAGAATCTAATGTAGCCGTTGAAAAGTTAAATGTTGCTGCTAAAGAATGTCCACTAACAGAAAATACTGATGTGATGCTTGTCGTGTCTGCGATAGCAACTTCACTTGTTAATTCTACTGTTGTAGCACCTGTGTGTCTACGTAGTTCGATAACACCCAGAGAAGCATTTCTTCTTAGGTAAACGTCCCCAACTTTATCCAATGACGCATTACTTGCTTCATCGTCTGTTGTGTAAACTGGAACTTGTACCACTTGGAATGCACCTGCTACAGCATTATATGTTGATAGTTTAACATCTAAACCACCACCTTGTTTTGCCAATCTTACATATACATCACCTGCGGATGCTGATCCTGGAGCAAATGTACTGAACTGGAAGTTCGATGCGCCAGTGTCACCTAGTAGAACCCAAGATGTTCCTACTTTTTTCCAATATGTAACTTTTGCGGTTGATGTTACTACTGCGAAATCACCTGTTGAACCATACGTGTTAACTGGTGCTGCGTAACCTGAACTGTTCATAGATTCGACTAGACCTGTGCCAGGTGCGTCAACTAAAACGTCTGGTGTTACAGCAACCCAATCGTTACCATCAAATTCAAACATACCAAATTTTGTTTCGCTTGTCTCATGCCAGTATGTACCGTCAACCAGGACGCCACCTGGCTCTTCTGTAGATGCTTCTAATTGTGATAAGTCAATATCTGCACGAATAACATAAGCGTTGTTTGAAACACCTAGATATTGATATGCTGCTAGAAGACCATATTCACTTGTCTCTGCCCCTTGCACAACCGAACCACCTACTTCATAAAACTTCGGTTCTCCGAAAGTTTCAACTAGTTCACGCTGTGAAGAAACAAGATAAGCAACTCCTGCGTTTTCAGGTTTTGTACCTGGTGCTATTGCTGATCCTGAGGCATCTGTTTTATTTGACGCTGTTGCTACTACAACTAGCGGTAGGGTACCTTGTGACGCTGATACATACTGTGATTCATCAGTGACAATTACCGATACGCCTGGGGATACTAATGTCGCCATTCTGTTTCTCCTTATTATAAAAACATTTTCTTTTTATTAGTAGTATTTATGCAAAAAACAGAAAAAACAGCAGTTTTGAATTAACTACATAGACAATGTTTGTTCAACTTGACTATATAGTGCTTCTAATGTTGAGTCATTGTACAACATATTATCAAATTTATCATTTGTATCAACCCATTTCCATTCTGAGGCGTGTACATCATAACCTGACATTAGTTTTGATCCAGTCGTATTATCAAGTATAGCTGAACTGAACCATTCAGGATTTTCTCCTCTACGAACTTGCCAAACTTCTCCTTCAAGTTCTCGTATCATTTTCATTTCATTAGGAAAGCGAACATCGGGTATTACATAGTTGACGTGAGGATTATCTAGCATATGCTTCTTGACTAGACTGACCCATATACCGTCGTAGAAACCCATACGCATACAGTCAGTACCAAACTCTTGTAGAACTAGTCTAGGCGTTATTTCACGCCCAGTTTCTTTAGTCCAATATTCGTCTACTTTTTCACGCCACAATCTACTACGGTCAGTATCACCTTCAAGCAAGGCACGATCCCAACCAAAGACTTGTGCTACACCGTCTTTAAGTTTATCAGCAAAACTAATTTTTTGAAAGTTGTGATAGTCTACGAGTATGTCTGCTACTGTTCCTTTACCAGAACCTATTAGTCCACATATACCAATTATCATAAAATCCTCAATAGTATGTTATACATAAAGATAGTAACACCAGCTCCTAGTATCATTGAATACCAGAAACCCAAGTATCCTATCGTCAATCCGAATATAACAAAAAATATGAGGGATGTCAAGACAAAATATACAGTTTCAAAAGAAAATTTAGAGAATGTTTCAGCATCTACTCCAGAATGCCACATAAAAAACATTGCTAGTAATGCTGTAAAAGGTATACCCATAAGCAAAGCAGCCATTGTAGCACTACGTTGGGCAACCATACTAACAGTAGCTACAAGAAATCCACTAACAATTACTTTTAGTACAAATTCCATTATCCTATAATAAATCCTAATGGAGCAGAACCGTCTGTGAAGTTCTGTAGATCAAATTCTAGCTTTTCAATCATTGCGTCTGCTTCTGCTTTCATTTCAGCACCGTTAAGTGTTACACCACCTTGTGCGCCAGGTAGTGCTGAGAACTTACCACGTGCTTCACCTAACATACGCTTACAGTATGCTAATGAATAATCACGAATCCAAGACTTTAGATATGGGTCCTGCATAAGTTGATCTTCATTGCGATTTAAATGTACATGGATAAGAACAGTTTCGTCTGCTCTCATTTTACGTAGAAGTTTTAGTTTCTTTGTTACAGGATTCCAAATAAAGTTTATTTCTGTTGCTGCTACACGATTTAATGATTCACGGTATTGAGCAAAGAAATCATATGTTGCGATACCACCAATATGATTATTTAGAAAGAAGTACGAGTTAGCATATGCTAATTCAAATGGATCCATATCAACACCACCAGAAATACCATGTCCGAATGAACGATGCCAAATCTGTTTTACTTCTATAATTTCATCAGGAAGTGTATACTCTGCTACGTCTTCTTTGAATTCCATAGCATAGAAGTCTTCTTCAGTTGCGTTTTCTGAACGCTGACGAACTTTAGATATAGCAACATCAAGTGCTACGTCATAATGTTCTGGATCAAGTTCAATATCAATCATACCGTCACCTAGTAACAGTCTGATTTCTTTGATTACGTCATTTCTTACTTTATTTGTTGCCATTGGTAGTCTCCGATATACAGTATTTATCAGAAACTATAAAATCCTTAATATCAATGTTTGCTCATTGAAGCGTCCATTCATTTTTGTTTCAACACTTTTAACTGTGTCAAACTCTTTTTGAATAGAGCGTTTACCTAACTTTTTAAAATGTGAAACCTGTTCTGCTGGTTTGCGCATTGTTTTTTGTACACTTTTCTTTTCATCAAATCCAATCAAAGTTGTACCTTTAAAACTTAAAGTTTGATATTCAGCGGGATAGTATATTCCAAGTTTTCTTGTTTTTACATTATATACCATAACTGCCGAAGCATCAAGCACCTCGATTGGTTTTTGTGAAACGCTTTTTGTAGCCGCATCCTGTTGACAGTACTTTACTTTAGCAACTATTTTTTCTTTACTGACTGGTTTCTTTTTGCGTGGTGTACGATTTACTTTACTTTCTTGTACTAGCATATCACAAGCATCCAAAATGCTTTGGTACATTTGATGTGCTGCTTTGATATCTGCTTTCTTTAAGTGATTATAGCCTTCTTTAAGTTGTTCGTAATCTTCTTTCTTTTCGTCGGACATACGCTTAGGAGGATTGAGTAGTTCGTCATACTCTTCAAACACAGACTGATAGAATGATTTGATGTGTTTGGCATGATTTCCTTTGGCTTCTACTTTACGAAGAAGTTTCAGAGGGTCAAACTTTTTAAGAGTTGCTGGTTTGTAGTCAAAGTCTTCAACAAACTGGTCAATCTCTTCTGCCATTTCAACTGCTTTTTCACGTAGCAACTGTTGAATGTTGGGACGAAAAACATTCTTTTGTTCCTCAGCTTCCTTCTTCTCTTCTTTTTTTGCTAACCCCATTTCAATAATAGTTTCTAGTTTATTTTTTACATAGACATCAGCATCCACCAATGCCTTACTACTAACACCAGCAAGAGTTTTGATATAGTCGCTCACACCTTTATGATTTACAGGCATGCCACGTGTCAATGCTCTACAATAAGAACATAGTGACATTTCTATGTATGCATCAGGTACATTTCTAACAGCAGATATATGTTCTTTAGAATACCCATTATTTTTCATCCAATCAATAACCCAAGGCTTACCTTCTTTTGGAGTAAAATAATAGTTGTAATAATATGTAGTTCTATTACGTTCAGTGTAATACAGTTGAGCAGACATACGATCCGCATTAGTCCAGTCTGGTTCTGGACCTGTATACTTTTCATCAGCAAACTTTGGTAGTCTAGGTTTACCTGCTTTTTTTCTTTTCTTTAACACTGCCATTACTACTCCTTCTTTCGCTATTTACAATTAAGTATACATTTAATAGCGAAAATGTCAAGTTTTTACAAAATCTGTATTAGAATCAAGTTCCTGAACACGTGGTATTATATCAGCTTTCAATACATTAATCAATAGCGCACTTCTAAATTCTGTAGATTTATTTGGCATAGTAGAGTGTAAAGTACGACCATCATACATCAATACATCACCAGGATCACCTAATAATTGTTCGCCCTCTGTAATCAATCTGTTGTTATAATATTCTCTATTTTCTTCTAAATCTCTAAAATTAATCTTTTCTTTATGAGAGCCACGCAAAAATGCTGTTCCACCATTTTCTAAGGTAAACTTATCCAATGGAACGATTATCTGTACACCAAGTGTTTCATCCCTATCTGCAAACTCTTCAAAACGATACGGTGTATCAATGTGAGCATAAATTTTACTGGAGTTTGGACGAGTTGTTATACAATCTACAACATGAATATCCCATCTATCATTAAAAAATCTGTCAATAGATTCACTCAATTTCCAGACAATTGGTACCCACATTTCTTTTGGTGGTTGAGTAGTCCACCATACGTCATATTCACGTTCACCATCATGTTCTCCATAATACTTACCATCAGTGGCATTGCCTCTATGGTATCTTTCTGGGTTTGTTGCCCATAATTTAAATTGTGCTACTGTTAAACTGTCTAATACTTTTCTATGTTGTATTACACCGTCGCTAATAATTGATATCATTGATTCGCTCCGTTCATTACCTAAATATAAGATAAATACAGTTATAAGTCAAGGAAAAAGATTATGCCAAGATTAAGTTTATGGAACCCACGTAAAGGTAATGACTACAAATTCATCGATAAGATGGTAAAAGCTCACTATGAGCATGGTGGTACTGCCTTGTTAGTTCACAAATATATAGGCTCAGTAGATGAAAATGACGAAAACTATGATCCAGCGAACCCGCCTATTCAGGACTTGCTGTTTATGGAAAACCGTGATAGACGTTATGATACTGTAGTTTATGAATTACGTGGTGCTTATACAGTGACAGACCAAGATTTTGATTTGTCTCAATTTGGTATGTTTCTTGGCACAGACCAAACTATTTTTACAATGCATTTAAATGATATGGTAGAACGTATTGGTCGCAAACTTATGACAGGTGATGTTATTGAGCTTCCTCATATGAGGGAAGATTTATTACTTGATGAAGATGCTCCAGCAGTAAATCAATATTGGGTTGTACAAGAGGGAACAAAAGCAAGTGAAGGTTTTGATCCAGGTTGGTGGCCTCATATCTGGCGTGTTCGTTGTAAGCAACTACAAGATACACAGGAGTATTCAGATATCTTTGGTACTGGCGAAGCTGCTGATGATTTGAAAAACTTACTTTCTACATATAATAAAGAACTTCAAATCAATGAAGCAGTTGTAGAAGAAGCACAAGAGAATGTACCAGGCAGATATTATGATTATAGAAAAAATAACTTAGTATATGCTGTAGAAAATTCTGAACATCCATCTGATGTTGATTTCTCAACAGTTGAGAATGGAACACAGTTTCCACAAACACCAGACGATAATGCTTACTTCTTAAGAACAGACTATTCACCAAACAGACTATTCCAATACCGTGATAACAAATGGTACAAGATTGAAGATGACGATGGTTCATGGCAAGTTGGTAACTATCTACATCATCAATTTATCAACAATGATGGTATAGTAACACTAGATGATGGAACAGAATTAACCTCAAGAATAAACTTGTCAAAAGCAATAAAACCTAAGGTAGATTAATAATGGCAGACTTAAGACAGTTACACTTCTATGATGAACAAGTAAGAAGATACATTCTTCAGTTCATTCGTATATTCAGTGGTTTCAACGTAAAGACTGGAAAAAAGTTAAGTGATGGAACTAGTGACTATTACATAAAAGTCCCAGCACGTTACGGTGATGTATCTCGTATGGCTGCTACAATTCTTAAAGGTAACTCTGAGAACATTGTTAACTCAGCACCATTTATCGCATGTTATGTACAAAGTCTACAACCAGATAGAGCCAGAGTACAAGAACCATTCTTTACTGATAAAGTGAAAGTAAATGAAAGAAAGTGGAATGAGGAAATAAACGCATATACAGACGAAGGCGGCAACAGATATAACGTAGGCAGACTTATGCCAGTACCGTATCTTTTGAATATGCAGGTTGATGTTTGGACAAGTAACACAGATCAAAAACTACAACTACTTGAACAGATATTAGTTCTGTTCAATCCAGCACTGGAAATCCAACAAAACGATAACCCTATTGACTGGACAACTATTACCACAGTCGAACTAACTGATATTCAATGGACTAGTAGAGCAATTCCAGCAGGTATCGAGGATCAAATTGACATAGCAAGTATGTTCTTTCAAATACCAATTTGGATCAACCCGCCGGCGCAAGTAACAAGACAGAATGTTATTAGAAACATAATTCATAATTTATATCAATACAATGATTTAGATACGCTAGATTATGATCCAGACGCATTTGAATTCTTTAGAGATTTAGAAAAACAAACTAGTATAGTTGTCACTCCTGGTAACTATGCTGTGAATGTAGAAAATGAAAATGGAACATTTACAGTAAAAGTTTTAGAAAATGGAAACTGGGATAATAACACGACTTGGGATGAAGTACTAGAAAACTACGGAGAGTTACACGAAGGCATTTCTCGTATGAGATTAAAATATCACGGTGAACTGGATAACTTAGATGAAGATGTTGTTGGGACATTATCAAGGTCTAGTGATCCAGGTAAATTAATTTTAGCAGTAGATGTTGATACTTTACCCAACAACACACTTCCAGCAGTAGACAGAATAATTGATCCTGCTGCAGCAAAACCTGGATTTAGCGGCGTTCCGTTCCCAGCGGTTGGGCAAAGATATCTATGTCTAAATGATGCTGATTCAAGTTCAGTATGGGGAATTGATATTGCTAAAAATGATATTATAGAGTATAATGGAAGTAACTGGGTTGTTAGTTTAGATGCGAGTGTCACTGGAGTGACGCATTATGTAACAAACGCATTCACATCACAGCAATTCAAACTTGTCGATAATGAATGGGAAGACACATTCCAAGGTATCTATGAAAGTGGATACTGGCGACTAGAACTAATAGGTTAAAAATGATTAAAGCCGCAGGCGCTTGTATAATAGCAAAAAATACAAAACGAATTTTATTACAACATCGCTCTTTAAATAGTTCGTATCCTAGAAACTGGAGTTTTTGGGGAGGTAAAATAGAACCAAATGAAAATGTTTCTCAGGGTTTACTAAGAGAACTAGAAGAAGAAATAAAACTAGATGTAGAAAAAGATGTTATTAAAGTTTTTCCATTAGACCAATACCACGCAAGAGATAAATCGTTTAGTTATTACACATTCATAGTGGTAGTAGAAGAAGAATTTGTTCCTATAATAAATGAAGAAAGTGGAGGTTATGCTTGGCTTGATTGTAACTACTTTCCAAAACCATTACATCCTGGAGCAAAGAGAACATTATTCAAAAAGAAAAAGTTAACTCTGCTTAAATCCATACTATCCTCACTATAAATAATTATAGTGGGAGAAGTTATTGCATATAATTGATTTTAAGAAACAGAAATTTCTCAAGGAATGTAAAGAATACTTGAAGACTGGTAAAGTCTCAGACAGTCTAAGTATGGCTATCAATAACACAACTCCAGGACATATTGAGTTTTTAAAAACAAATCTAACACATGATGAAAAAGTTGTTATAGATGCGGTTGTTAAAAAAATCAAATCTAAATTCAGAAAAAGTATAACATCACAAAGACAAAAATCTAATATAGTTGCTTCAAGTGTTTTAGAAAATTTAAGCACACTAGACAAGTCATTTATAATACCAGAAGTTATGGAAAGATACCGTGAAAGTATAAATCCTGTAAAAGCATTATATTATGATTTACAAGAGATTATGTTTCTATATGATGGTAAAACTAAAAAAGAACATCATAAGTTTTTAATGAATAAGTTTTCTAATGTTTCAGATTTTGAAAACATCATACTTGCTATTGACAAAGATATTGAAGACTTAGAAAAATGTAAAGAACAACTTAAACGAATAACAAGTGGGCAATCAATACCAAACAGCAGTGAATATGCTAGAAGAGTATTTGATACTTATGAACAACTACATCAATGGAAAAAGTTATTTCAAAGATTTCCAGACTGGGTAAACGAAAACAAGGAGAGCGAACCCTCCTTGTTGAATACTCTTAAAAACTTTTTCTACGATTAACTTTTTCTTTTTAGTTCTTCAATTTCTGCTTTCAATTCTTTTATTGATTCAATTAACAGAGGAACTAGTTTTTCATATTGAACAGTTTTATAATCAGTTTCACCATCTAAACTTATAGGTGCAGTTTTAACAACCTCAGGTAGTACTGATTCTACTTCTTGTGCGCTAACACCTACTTGTCTAGTTTCTGTATCATAACCTAACTCAGCGGCTACCTCATTACCTGTATAGTAATAACCATTTAACATGCTTACCTTTTCAAGTGCGTTATCTATTTTTCCACTAAAATCTTTTAGTCTTTCATCTGAATAGAATGCAGTAATATCACCAGTTGCAACTATATTACCACCAACATGTAGTTTTTCTGCTGGTACGGTAGTTGTACCAGTACCCACACCAACATTTCCATTACTATGTACTACAAGTTGGCTATCTGCACCAGAAGAAATATGATGTATAGATAACCAATCACTGCCTACGCCACCTCGGATTACTAAGTCTGCACCGCTTGTTGTAGTTGGTCTTACTAGTTTAATCCAAGGGTCTCTGTTATCTGAATTTGTAGCAGCTACTATAATTGGATTATCGGTAGTTGATGATGTACCCGTAAATGTTGCTACTGGATCTACTGACTGTGATGCATTTACTACTAAATCACCGCTTAGTGTAAGTCTTGCATCACCGTCACTATTTGGAACTAATCGCATACTTTCATATACTGTTCCTCCGCTTGGTGCGTGTGTCCAACGGAAGTATTCGTCATTGTTGTCATTTGTACTAAATTCTAATCTACTGTCTGTATCACCATCACTTGTATTATAGAATTTGATACTCGCACCATCTGTATTCATACTCCAAGTAATACCTTCACCTGATGTAGTTATAGTGGATGATAGATATCCAGCAGTGCTATGATCTCCCCATCCATGTGCTGTATCCCAATTAGTAGTATCTGTTGCTGTAATACTAGCCGCTTCACTTGCTGAGAATATTGGATCTGTTTCTGTATAACTCGTTAGATAACCAGCAGTGCTATGATCTCCCCATCCATGTGCTGTATTCCAATTAGATATATCAGTAGATGTAATACCTGCGGCATCACTTGCTGAGAATATTGGATCTGTTTCTGTAAATGATTGTAGATATCTTCCATCTAAACTTGTGACAACAGTAGATGAATCATTTCTAGTTAGTGTTAAATTTCCAGTAGTAGTATCAAATGAACCACTAACTACAAATGTATCTGTATTCAATAAAGAACTGAAATCTACTGTAAACGTAGTATTATCATCACGGGTGAATGTAGCAATACCAGTATTAGAATCTAAAACACCTTGTGTAAGTCTTGCTAAATTAGTATCATCCAAATACAGAGTCAAGTCAATATCAGTCTGAACACCGTCTTCATCTATGTATGAAAGAGTATTTGTTGCGTTGTTGAAAGATATACTTGTTGTAGTTTCTACTGATGCTATATCTAATGGTGTATAGGTAAACGTACCAGTATTACTATCATATGTTAATGAAGTTGTTGTTGACGCGGCCGCAGTTGTTGCTGAGAAGTGTGCCCTAGTTTCATTAGCACTCGGGCCTGTGTATGTCATAACACCAGTAACATTGTCATATGTAAATGATCCATCACCACCGCCATCAACATGCGAAATAGATTCACGTGAACGTGATTCTGTAAAGTACATTGTTCCAGAAGTTGTTGTTGCAGCTGGATCTTCAACTACATCACTTGTACTAAATTCTGTAAAGTCCAACGCAAATGTAGAAACAGAACCATCATCAGTAATTTGTATTCCTTTACCATCAGTAAAGTGTGCAATTGCTTCAGCGTGGCTTGCGCCTGTGTAAGTCATAACACCTGTATTACTATCATATGTAAATGATCCATCACCACCTGTATCCACATGTGAAATGTGCGCTCTTACTTCTATTGCTGATGGACCAGTATATGTAATAACACCTGTTGTGTTATCATATGTCAACGATCCATCTCCGCCTGTATCTGTGACACTCATAGCAAGTCTAGCTCTACTATCTAAGTAGTAAAGGTTGGTTGCCCCTTCTAACAAGTCATCAGTTGTATGAGGTATAGGTCTATAAATTGTACCATCGTTTGTAAATTCCCATATATCAGTTGTTTCATTCCAACGTACATCTACTTTACTTTCTGTACCTCTGTTAACTTCTATACCTGCGTTTTCGTTAGGTGATGATCCTACATAATTACTATTCAATGTTACTATGTTATCAGCTAATAATATAGTTTCAGTATTCAATGTTGTTAGAGTACCTTGAACGTTAAGATTACCTGAGATATCAGTATTTCCTGTAGCCACATCAATTGTAAAATTACCTTGCCCGATATCTAGCGCAGTACCATCAAATGTAAAGTTGGCATCATCTTCTAGTTCACCGCCTACACCTGATACAACAACTCTGTTATCTGTTAAATCTTCTACTGCTGCACTCGCTAGGTTTGCTTGACCATCTACATCTAATTCTCCGAATACAGTTGTTACATAGGTTCCGATATTAACTGACATAGCAGGTATCAACGGACCTACATGTAACGTATTACCATCAAATGTTAAATTAGCGTCATCTTCTATTTCGCCATTTGTTCCTGCGATTAGTACTCTATTATCTGTTAAGTCTTCTACATTTACACTCGCTAATGTACTTTGACCAAGTGATGTAATTCTACCAGATAGAACATCAACAGTCATATTACCCTGACCAATATTGAATAGTGCACCATCCATTGTAAAGTTAGGATCATCTTCTAACTCACCGTTAGTGCCTACTATTACAATTCTATTATCTGTTAAGTCTTCAACATTTACACTTGCTAATGTAGATTGTGAATCTACGTCTAGTGCACCAATAACTTGTGTGTTACCAGTTGCTACCCCTACTGTGAAGTTTCCTAAGCCTATATTAAATTTTGAACCATTAAACGTAAAATTAGCATCATCCTCTAATTCACCAAGTGCACCAGCAATTACAATTCTATCGTCTGTTAAATCTTCAACATTTAAACTTGCCAATGTACTTTGACCTGATGAGTTTGTATTTCCAGTTGCTACATCTACTGTGAAGTTTCCTTGGCCTATATTAAATGTCGTTCCGTCAAATGTAAAGTTAGCATCATCTTCTAGTTCACCTAGTGTTCCTGAGATTACAATTCTATTATCTGTTAAGTCTTCTACGTTTGCACTCGCAAATGTTGCTTGCCCATCAGTGTGTATGGTGCCTCGGCTATAGATATCGCCGCTTGATGCTTGTACAAGGAAATTACTTGAACCAATGTTTAGCCCAGTACCATCATAAACAAAGTTAGCATCATCCTCTAATTCACCATCAACACCTACTATCACAACTCTATTGTTTGTTAAATCTTCTACATTCAATGAAGCTGCTGTAAGTTGACCATCAATATCTAAATCGCCACCGATAGCAACGTTACCAGAGATTGAAGTGTCACCTGTAGCTATATCTACTGTAAAATTTCCTAATCCAATATTGAATGTTGTCCCATCCATTGTAAAATTAGCGTCATCTTCTAATTCGCCATCAACACCAGCAAGTACAATTCTATCATTTGTGAGGTCTTCTATATTGGCGCTTGCTAATGTACTCTGCCCATCAACATCTAAAGTTCCATTAATTTGGGTATTTCCAGTGGCGTGAAAATTATGTACTTTTAGGTCTGTTCCTCTTGAACTCCAGCTATCAATACTTTCATCCCACAACCAAAATACATTTAATTCATCTCCACGATTAACTTCAAATCCAACATCATCTGTTGGACTACCTTCGAATTGATGGTTCATTTCAACAATAGGATCTGAAATATATGTATTTGTAGTGTCAATAGTTGTTATACTACCGTTAACATCCAAGTTGCCTTCAACAACAAGGTCTCTATTAATAAGAACGTCTTGTTGTGCGACAACCTTATCTCCGCTAAGAAATAGTCTATCACCAAATTTAATTTGTTCTGCCATAGTTTAATCTCACATTTAGAATTTATTATATGTCTATTTATCTTTATTACAAGCAATAAAAAAACCCGGGATAAATCCCGGGTTTCTTATAATAACTATTAATCCTAATATTATAGGAAAGATAGTGAGTTTGCTGGGATTGTGATTTTTGAAACATAATCCGCTGCGTTACCTAGTGATGACGCAGTGTTTGTTAGCTCAACGTAACCGTAACGAGTCATGAATGATACTACTGGTTCGAATGTGCCTGGATCAATCACAACACCTGATGACATTAGCGGTACGTATGGGCAGTAGAATGCTGCTGCGTCGATTTCGCCTTGGCCTTTGTAGCCTAGTAGAACTGGAGCATCGTCTGCTGCGTATGTGTTTACGTAAATGCGCATTGTGCCATTTAGTGTACCAACGAATTTTGTGTTTGTTGGTGCTTCGAATGTACCTTCAGTTGTACGTGCGAATGCTGATGTAGTCGCAGATTGTAGAACTGTTAGTGCTGCTGGTGAAACAACAGCCCAGTTAGCTGCGCCACGGCGTGTACGCTGTGCTACTAGGTTTGCTTGTTGGTTGATTAGTGTCGCTAGTACGGCATGCTTGTCACCAACGAATGTTGGAGTACCTGTAAAGGTTTGTGTCATGTCGAATGTTGCACCTGATGTTGCTAGATTTTCTAATGAACCTAGGATCTCTTGGTCGATCTCTGCAGTGATTTCCATAGCTAGTGCTGCCATGATTTCTGCTTCGATGTCTAGACCGTGCATTGCGTTAGCGTCTTGTGCCGCTTCAAAAGTCCAACGTGCTGATAGCTTACGTGTTTTCGCTTCAACAGTTTGCTTTAGAACTTGGATTGACATACGGTTACCCGCTGCGCCTTCCATTGCTGCTGTTGATAGAGGTGCAGCTGAGCCGTCACCTGAGTAGTTCTTTGCGATATCAAATGGTGATAGTGCTTCTGAACCTGCAGTTGTTGTACCTGCGTTGTCTGCGTAACGAACACGTAGTGTGTGGATCTGACCAACTGGGCCAGTCATTGGCTGAACGCCGATGATTTCGTTTGCGATAACTGTTGGCATAACACGACGGATAACTGGTAGAATCACTTTGTTTAGTGTTGCAATGTTACCTGCTTGTGTTGCACCTGCTGTAGCATTTTCGTTTAGTGCTACTTTTGTGTTTTCTAGTACTGATGACATAACATCACGCTTTGTGCCTTCTAGACCTTCTAGTAGTGCTTCACGTGTTGTGTCCCAGTTGTTTCCTTCAAAAAGATTTTCCATCTTTTCAGTCTCCTGTTTTAATAAGTTACAGTCCTGCTAATTTCTTTAGCACGACAATATCGGCATCGCCACCAGTTGATTGTGCTTCAGTTGTTGATTCACGATCACCTGTATGTTCAGTCACTTTGCCTTCTGTTAAAGTTGTTTTTGTTTCTGCCTTAGCAGTAACATTTTCGTTTAAAACTGCTGGCAGATATTTCTTAAATGCAGTTTTTAGGTTTGAAGTTTTTACTGATTCAAGTAGATCAGACATTACTCTGCGTTTCTCGTTAGCTAATGGTGCTAGAAGATCATCCATTACCGCTTTGCGGTTCATTCTGTCTTCCATTACACGCTGCTTACGAGATGCTTCAGTAATTTCTGCTTCCTTTTCAGCGATCATTGCTTCTAGTTCTGCAACTTTCTCTGCAGACTCGTCTAGCTTTTTGTTCATTTTTGCTACTTCAGTGCCTTCATTTAATTGTGAAGACATGAATTCGCCCGCAAATGCTTCGAACAGTTTACGACCAAATTCATTTTCTTTAGCCGCTTGAATGTCCTCTTTTAGCGTTGCGATTTCTGAACGTAGAGCGTTAGAAATTGTTGTTTCTACTAACTCTGCTGAACGCTTGACAAATGATTCTTTTGTTTTATTAAGAAGTTCTTTGCCTTCTGCTACCATGCGTACTTTAGTTTCTACTAATTCACGCTTGTCGTTGTGGAACTCTGCTAGTTCACGTGCTAGTTGTTTTGTAACGAATTCTTTAGTTTTATCTAAATTCTCTGCTACTTTAGCACGATCATCACGTAGTTCTTTAACTTCGTTTGCAAGTTGAGAAGTAATGAATTTTTCAAGGAGTTTTGCGTGTTCCGAAATTGCTTTCTTATACGCAACACGTTCTGCGATTAGAGCTTCACGGTCTGTTTTGAACTCTTCGATTTCAGTACGGATTGCTTCATTTAGCATATTATCCATAGCTTCAACGATGACACCTTTGTCATGTTCAAATTTTTGTGCGAACTCTTCACGCAACTCGGCTGTAATCTCCTCTCTTGCTTCATTTAGTTTTGCTTCCATAGCCTCTTTAATTGCCGCACCAGCTTCTTCGCTTAGTGCGCCAGACTCTAGAAGATTAGCAAGGATTTCGTTTGCCATTGTT